AACGCATCTGGCGGCAATCATGATCTCTTTGTATGGCGGGCGGTTAAAGCTTGAAATGCACAGCGATGCCCATCAATGGGTCGCGCATGTAATCGTTGGCCCTAAACAGGAGCACAAAACCTCAAAGCTCTTGGACACAAAACACCTTTACACGGCGCAGCAGCGTGCAATTGGGTTTTACCGCCAGTTCAAAGCAGAGCATTTGCCCGATCGCTTGACATGCTGGACATGCAAGCAATGGTCTCCAAAAACCAATCGATGCCAAGTGGGCGTGCCTGAGTGCCGCCAAACTGGGGGTAGATTTGCCCCGAATTGTGCGCTTTATCAGGGCTTGTCAGATTGAGCCACGCCCCAATGGCTTATGGCGTATTTGCACACCAGGCGGTGGCATGTGCGTGGATTGCACAAGTCTGCGCAAAGCACAGGCGATAGCAGCAATTATCAATCCAACGGATCAGGCTTACCGTTAAGGATTGCAATGGCCCTGCGATAGAACATGCAATCGGTGCGGCCTGCTGCCTCTAGCGCTTGTTTAATTTTGCGCCAGTTCTCAAGTGTGTGTTTGTCCATTGCTTCGTTTTAGCTATCAATCCATTGCTCTATCCATCGTTCACGCGATTCACGCCAAAATTCTTGGCCGCGGAACCATTGGCGCCATGGATGATGGGCTTTATGGCTATTGCATCCAAGGCAACAGGCCACCAAATTTTCACGCACTGTTAGGCCGCCTTTAGCTTTTGGTTGCACATGATCCAACGTTGCATCACGTTCACCAAGCATTCGACCGCAGTAAGCACAACACCAACCCCAGTTCAAAAAGATTTGATCTCGAAAGCGGAGCTTATTTTGCTTCTTCGGAATCAGATGCGTTCCTTCTATCTGGTGTTCCATGCACATCCTCCGGCAGCGCAAACGTTTCCACCTCTAGATCCATCAAATGGTCTAGAGATGGCAAAAACTCTGCAATGTGCGAATAGATGTCAGCGGGTAGCTCTTCTGGGTCTGTTTCAGATTGAAGCAAAAACTTAGCGTTTATCTCAACGACGTTCCAACGCATTAGGCTAAGCCTGCTAGCTATACGGTAGCGAGTCGAACAATGTCAGAACCACCGCTTGATATTGAGCCAATGGAAGACGACATGCTTCGGGTAAGCCTCACGATGCATGGTGTTACATCACATTGCTTCGTGTCATCAATGCACCTTGTTGAAGAAAAACGCGGTCAGCTCAAGGCCAGCATTATGCGCAAAGTCATGGCAAGCTATGACCCACAAGCACCTATAAACGATTGGTGATCCGCAAGCTAACTGCAGGGCCATTCAAGACCCACCAAGCCGCAACCAAGTGGGCCGAGAAACGCGGTTATGACAATTACGATCTCACGCAATCAGGCTCTAAATACCTGCTACACGTCTTCCAAAGCAACAGAGTTCTCCTTTAGCCATTCTTCGGCTTGCAAGCGAGTGCTAAAGGCTGCCTTTTTATTGCCAATCTTGCACGCCCAAAGGGGCATTCCTGGCAGCATCACTTTACGGATTGTTTGCTTATGCAGCTTGTTCATCTTTGCAGCCCATCACAGTGACATCTCCGTTGTAGCGACCAGTCATTGAATAATCTTGCAACGGCTTGGCATGACGGAAAAACACCATTTGCCCGATTTTCAAATTCGGGTAGAGAGGCAAACTCCAGTGACGCCGTGCATTGACCAATTCAAGCGTTAGTTTGCTGCCATTCCAGCCTGCATCACACCAACCTGCCAAAAGGTTTTCGTATCCTTCTCGTGCGCGACTCGACTTGAGAACAAATTGCGCTGATACCGTGCTTGGCAAGTTGAAGGTCTCAAACGTTTCAGCCAAGCAAAACTCACCAGGCAGCAGCATGTATGGGTCATCTTCAGTGCGAGTTGAAATATCAATTTGTATCAATTCTTTGCTGTCCATTACCTCAATCATTAGATGATGGCCAAGCACAACATCAATGCTGACCGGATTAAGCAGATCTGGCCTAAATGGCCACACCATTTGGCTGGCTTCACATAGCTCGCGGATCTGCCAATCACATAAAACGGTCATTCGGTGATAAACTCCTTTGCTTTTTTGTAATAGTGGATCCTATCGCTGATGCCGTTGTACCCGCCATTAAGGATTTTGGTTGATTGATGAATGTCACGGGTTTCGCAGACCGCTGCCCAGTTGTTTTCCTCAATCCAGCAGACAGCGCAAAGGAATGGATACTTTGTCACCACGTAGTCTGTGCCTTCCATAATGCGATCATCAGCCATGCCGTTGACGCGCATCCAATTGTTAAAGCGATTGAAGTTATACCGGCCGGTTAGTTGAATTACTCCGCACCCGCGGAACCTATATCCGTCGCCTGGTTGCGTGTTGCCAAGATCGCTACGACCTTCATAAATCCGCGTGAAATATGCAACATCCCCAACTTCTGTCATATATCGATACCCTGCAGTTTCATGGCATGTCTGCGCTACCAGCATTCGCCGTTGCGTCAAACTTGTCATCCCAGTTGCCAGCACTAAACGGTTCAAATCCTCCATAAACGCATCGTCAAACAGCGCTTCGTTGTGCCCTGAGATCTGCGCAATCTGACGACGAGTAATCAGCCATTCCACGCCCTTGGCTGGAACTGCACTGCACCACGTTTGATACCAATCACGATCACGACGCATCAAATCTGGCGCACGGTTTTCAAGCAACTCGCCAAGCTGCACAATCGCAGCTCGCTGGTGGCCTAAATCTCTCCAATAGCGAAACAGATCAATCAGTTGAATCGGTTTGTCGTTCATTGCTCCAAGGGGCATGAATACTGATCGGGCCACCTAATGGACCATCGCCTGGTGTTTCACGGCGAATCGGTTGCGGCTTGTCATCTGGCGCTGTTGCTTTCCAAATCTCAACAGCGTTGTCAATTTTGCGGCTTAGCGTTGCATAAAACTTGCGCGCTGCAATAGCACGCTGCATACGCTCCCAGTTTGACCGCGTATCAAACCGCCAAATCCATTTAGCGTCTGGCGGTGTGTTGATTACTTTTTTGGCTTTACGGCATAAACCGCTTGGAGGATCAGCTGAATTACGCTGTTCGACTTCAGCGGAGTCAATGCGATGATTTCGCTTGCAGCTGCAATCACAATCCAAGTGATCGGGTTGCTGATGATGTCTTGCATAATGCGGAAGCAATCACGCCTAGCTTAGTTCGATTGCTCCAGCGCTCTCAACCTTTTTTCGTGATCGTCTAGGCGTTCTTTATGATCACTGCGCAATGCTGTGATCTGTTCAAGTACAAGCGTAATGCGTGCATCCATTACGCTGCTGCGCTTATCAAGGCGCCAAAGGGCACCGACACCAGCCGAAATTATTACAGTCGCAATGCCGGAGAAAACATCCACGCGGCAGATCTCCGGGAGCTGTTTTTAGTTTATCGGCCTTGACCGCGTGGCAATTTGCGCTTGCCACGTGGCCGGCTATTAGTGCCGTGCCCTTGACGTGTGCGCTTTGGTTTGCCTGGCCTGAACTCAACACGACTCAAGCCAGTGCGTGATTTAGCAGGCATGATCAGATTGCAATGCCGCTACTGGTCGCACCACCGATAAATTCGACGGTGTCATCCTCAACAATTGGCTCTTCCACAACTGGCTCTTCTGATGCTTCAGGTACTGGATCGAACGGACCACGCGGCCAGGGGAACATGCCGCCAAAATCGCTGGTAATTACAGCGGCAAGTTCAAAGGTGTCAGAAGTGCCTTTAATCATTACTTCGCGGTTGTCCGATTGCGTGCGGACAGTGGCGCGATAAGTCAGAACTTCCTGCGGTACTTCCTTGCCAGTCTCATCCTTGCGGATGATGTACCAGTCATGAGGCGTCAGTAACGATCCGGCGGTTTGCTTTGTGTTGCCGGTCCACAGCTCAACGAGTTGCGCGTGATCCTTAGGAATCAGGTTGCCGTCAGCGTCATAACCCCAGTAAAAACGTTGGTCGTATGACGGCGGTGGTGCGACCCAGATAATGCCAATCGCGTCGCGTTGTTCTTGCGTGCTTAGACGCAACCAATTGGCTGGATACTGGATGCCGTCATGCGTAAACGCACGGTCCAGGGACAGGTTTTTGCCGTCGAGCTGGTAAGGCATTGGATCAAAGCATTGGTTCAAGTCTACGCGCACTTGCCAGATCAGCGAGCGCGAGCGTATTTGAAGGGGTTTTCACTGAAACAGGCGTAGAGGTACGTATAGCCAGATCCGTTAACTGATAATTCATTGCCGCGGAGTTTAAATCCGTTTGACAAGAAATCAGTATATCTTGAAGTGCTTCCAGTTTGCTCGCCGATGGTCTGGTCTGCATAAAGATTTGGATCATTTGGGTTGTAAGTGCCGCGTGAGGAATCTTTCATCACCCAGCTTTCGCCGGCATAGTCGGTCACTTTTATAAGTAACCATGCCGGCCTAAACCCGGTATAAACAAACGGACCATCAGCAGAACCGTTGCCGGTGTACGAACCAAACGCGCTATAGCCTTCGACAGGTGCAAAGCAGTAGGCAATTAGATTATTTCCATTTGAATTTACACCTAAAGTTCCAGCACCAAGCGAAAACACTAAGCTAGTTGGTCGGGTGTCATTCCAAGCGTTGTAGTCAGCCTTATTATCAGTTCTATTTAAAATCAGGGATTCGTCTGCGCCTATGCTGATGTGATTTACCTGCCAGTTGTAAGCAAAGTCTCGATCCTTGACAATTATCATGTTCGGTGCCGCATTTAGACCATGAGCAACTGTTGTACCGGTAGAACTTCCCGTATAACTAACAATCGAGAACCCAGCAGACGGATTAGCACGGACGGTTGAAGCGATTGATGGAACGTTGGTAGGTGTTACGCCGGAGTCAACAAGCAATTTACCATTTAATCTCCATCCGCCAACAGCGACTTTAGTTCCAGTTCTTACAAGATCAACGCTAGTAATTGTTGAAGCGTTTGCTGCAAAGGTAACCCATGCTGCAGTAGTTGCAGTTGGGCTTGAAATAGCCGAACCATTTACTCCAATACTGTATGTTGATGGGTTTCCATGTAAGTAAACCTCTAAAGTTCCAGAGCTTAGACTTGTAAAAGCATACGTCTGAGTGGCATTATCTGTTGTTTGCCAAAACGTGCTAATAGTATCATCAAAAGCGTCAGCAGAAGTAGTGCTGTTGAAGTTAGAACCATCAGTAGATGCACCAGTGCTCCAAGTTTGACTCTGATCGTAAACACTGCTATTCAGACTGCCAGCAGTAACAGAAGTGTCTGACGTTCCAGCGTCCCAGGTCCAGGCGACGTAGGTTTGAGTGCCATTTGTGCTACCTATGGCGCTTGATTCGGTGCCTAAAGTAAAACCATTGCTGTCAAACGATTGTGGGCCAGCGCCTGCAGAATTAGTGCTTTCGGCGTTAGTGGTATTGCTTTGGAGTTGCTTGCTAATTCCTCGAACAGAATCGACTAATGCATGTGAACCGGCATATGATCTAGCCTTGAACCAGATAAAATCTGGTTGGAAAGCGAGCGAGGTTATTGATTGTGCGCTGTTAGTACCCGTGTAGGTAACAGCATCCATCGCCGTCGAACCATCGGCAATCGTTGGATCAGGTAGGTTTGCTGTGTTCAGTGCCTTGAATCCACTTGGTGCGGCATAAGCAAAGGCGCGTTGACCGAAGTTGGCAACAAGGGTGCTTACGTTGCCGTTGTTTGAATCTGAAACAACAGGGAAGAATTCACCGCTAAGAGAACTAAAAGCTACTCCTTGAGAGGAATTGTTTTTATAAAAGACCAATGTGCCGGCATCTAAATCTAGAGCCACGCCTATAACATCATTAGTTGTGTACGACACACCATAAGATGCGTAGGAGTTGTTATTACCTTTTAATGCTGAGCTGACATATGAATAACCGGAAGCATATACCCCAACAGCAGAAGTAAGTGTAGCCCCAGCTTTTGCGATTCCTATTTCAGCAGCGCCAGCGGTTGCTGTTGGTGTAATTTCCCAGTACCACCTACCAGATGAGACACCGATTGTGCCATACGTCAATCCGTAGCCTATTCCAGGAGTTGTGACATCAAGGTTTCCATTTGCAAGCGATGTTGCTCCATTATTGAGAGGATTCCAAGTGCAGTAGTTCCCGCTGACTTCTCCGCCCGCACCAGTGTCGGTTTGTGTGCCGTTGGTTGGAAAGTCGAAGAGCGAGTCGTTGCCAGCACCAGCAGCGACAGAGATGTTATTAACCGTCCAAGTATTGCTGTTGCCGCTTGAATCAGTACCTAGTGCGGCAGCAGAGCTGTTGTTGGAGAAATTTAGCTTAAACCCGTTGGTGCCATACGTTCCAGTGTATTCAATCGGTTGCCATACACCGTTAGCATCAAACTCACCGAAGTCAGTCGGAGCAAGGGCTTGACCGTCGATGAAGTGAACGTCGGCTAGGTAGCCGTCGAAATAATCGCCACTTGATTGCCTGCCAATTTGATGTAGCTGAGCTGCATTGATAGCTGTGCTGTCGGTGGTATTTGGGTACGCAGCAGTCGAGAAAGTGATTACCCTTGATCCGTTGACATACAGTCTTAGACGATCTGTGCTCGTTGCGTTCTGCAAATCAACGACACAAACGATATGCATCCAAGCACTGGGATCTCTAAATACTTGCGAAGTCGCCAGATAGCCCGTCCAGCTTGACCCATTGTGAAAAACGAACCAATCAATGGTGTCAGACGATCTAAACCTAATGTATTCAGTACCTAATCCTGGCGAAATAGATGCTGAACTTAGGCCAAAAATAGAGTCAATACCAAGCTTTCCCCTCTTCACCCACCCCGCCCAAGTCCATGTCTTGCGATTACCTGCAGACGACGGTGTTCTGTTCAAATATGCACTATCTGCACTGTTAAACCTAAGGCTACGTTCATTTGCGTAACCAGCGGCGGCTTGACCAGACGCACCAGCCAGGGCATTAGAACCAATAACGCTCATGAGTAATTAGCTGTGAAGACTGCGTGAATGGATGTTGCGCCACGAACAATGTAGTCAATACGATCAACAGCGCTCGCTGCTGTGCTCAAAGTTGGGGCCGTACCACCCGCAAAATCGTAATAGCTGCCATAAGCCAAAGTACGGCTGCCGGTGGCATCCTGAACAATAAAGATTGAACCACTTTGACCAGCAACAATGTTTGTTGGATTGTCCAGCGTGCGATTACCAGCAAGCGTCACCGTAAAATTATTCGATGCGGCTAGATCGACGCTGATATTCACACCATCAGTCAGCGTTGTGATTTCACCCCGCTGACCTGCTGTAAAGGTCTGGGCAGTACCTAATCCTGGTTGCTCAACTAATGCAGCGCTTTCAACAACGTAAAGTTTATCTTCATCTGTTGCGTAACAAATTTCACCCTCTTGCAGATCGGAAATGCTGCTGTTGAGGTTGCTATAGGTGCCGCGAGCAACACGTACGGGCGTTCTAGTTGATGGTGTTGGCATTAGTTGAACAAGCCTCCGTCAATCGTGGTTGATGTCGCTGCAGCGGATCCGCCAGTGGCGAAGTTTCCTCCATCCACAATAACTACGGCATCAACCCAAGCCACCACGCCTGATGCACCACCACTAGATAAAAGCTGCCCGCTGGTGCCATAATTTGCACCGGCAATGCCAATCTGCCCAGCGGGGCCAACTCTTATACGCTCAACGCCTTCAGTCGTAACTTTGAAATGTCCATCTGACCCTGTATCAACAACTTCCGCTTCGGTGTTGCCTTCTGTAATTTTATCGCCAGCACCGGCAGACCCAGAGGCCGCGGCGGTAATTCTGCCTTGCGCATCAACCGTAATGTCGGCGGCTGTATAGCTTCCGGCAATCACAGACGTGTCAGCAAGCTTTGCAGCCGTGACTGCATCATCAGCAATTTCAGCGGTGCTAATTGTTCCAGAGGCCGCGGCCGTAATCCGGCCTTGGGCGTCAATCGTAATGTCTGCAGCGGTATAGCTTCCGGCCGTAACTGCAGTGTTATCAAGGCTGACGCTAATCGTGCCACTGCTAGTAATTGGGCCGCCTGTCGCGGTCAAACCTGTGCCGCCACTGACATCAACACTGGTAACAGTGCCTCCCGTGCCTGTAGCGCTGATTTCAATGCTGCCGCTGCCATTGGTGATTGTGACACCAGAGCCAGCGGTAAGGGTCGCTTTGCTAAGCGTGTTTCCGGTGGTGTTGCCAATTAACAATTGGCCATCGGTGTAACTGGTTTGGCCTGTGCCGCCATAAGCAACCTCGATCGCCGTGCCATTCCAAGTGCCGGTTGCAATTGTGCCAACGCTGGTCAGGCTTGATCCGGTAACACCGCTTCCCAGCGTGGTGGCGTTTAGAACTGATGCGCCGGCAATGTAAAACTCTTTGCCGCTGGCAAGATCAATGTGCTCGCTAAAAGTCCAAGCGTCAGTCGCATCGACCCAGTTAATGGTTTTGTCGGTGGTGCCTTTTAGCGTGATGCCGCCGCCATCAGCCGTGATATCAGTTGGTGTCGTGACCGACCCCATCTCAATGTTTTTGTCTTCAACAACCAGCGTTTGCGTGTCAATGGTTGTTGTGGTGCCATTGACTGTTAGATCACCTTCAATGGTTACGTTGCCGTCGAACGTTGCAGCACCAGTAACGTCAAGCGTTCCCGGAATGTCGATATTGCTGGCCCATTCCACGCCCGTGCCAGCTGCATCAGTTTGCAGTAGTTGACGCGCGTCACCATCAGCCAGCTTGCTGACCGCAATCTCAGCGGCTGCATCAATATCAGCATTGACCAGCGGATACGCGCTGATTTTGGTTCCGTCGATATAAGCAAGCGAAGTCCAAGCGGTCGAGCCGTCGCCTACTTTCCAATAGCCAGTATCTGTCTCATAACCAAGCTCGCCGTTAAGCAACGTTGGATCGTTTGCGGTCCAGTTTGCAGCGGTGTCGCGCCGCTGCTGCATCAGAGAGGTAACGGTGATGCTCATGATGCTCCGGGATCAATTAAATACGTGCGGGCTGGTGTTGCTGATGCCGTAAGTGCATCGTAAATGTAGTCAACAGGGGTTGCAGGATCAGACCCAGGGCCGGTCGAATCCAAGTCACCTTGCAAAATTCCATAACTAGTCAACTCAACGTCAACACCCCAACGGCCAACAATGCCATCTGTGATGCTTGGGGTTGACGCATAACGCCAAGCCGTGTCACCAAGGCTCGCAACAGGGATGGTGCTGTATCCGCTCCAAACGTCAGTCGGCAAAAAGAAAATATCAAACGTGCCTTGGCGGTCAATAAAATGCGCCTTAATTAAATTGAGTTGCGTTTCCGTGAGATTATTAAAACTTAATGACAAACTTTGATTTATGGTTCTGTTGCCACGCCTGAATCCCGTCCGAACCCCTGATAACGTTGTTTGCGTTGACTCAGGGATGCCGCCAGGCGTATAAGATCGCGCAGATGGTGTTAGCGCTGGAAACGTCATGCCTAGATCGCCACTGATTCCAGCTCGATGCTGACATTGTATCGAAGTGGAGCGGCAGTGCCAATTTCAAAGGTATCGGCATATCGCCATTCGTAATCTGCAGCGGGAATCGGCACGGTTGCAAAACCAGCCCAAACCAAAGAAGGCAAACTGAAAGCAATAATTGAACCCTGCTGCCCTCGGTAATGATCAATAATTTGTTGCGCTTCTGATTCCGTAAGATATTCATATCCAAGCGTCAACCGTTGCACTACTCGATCAGTGCCGGTGATAAACCGCACTATGTCACCGCTCACGCCCTCATAGGTCAACTGTGGGTAATCGCCAAGCGTAAGCACGCGGGTCGTTGGTTCTAGGGAAGGAAATGCAGCCATCAGACGATCACATAGGTTCCATTCAGCACATCATCGCTAATCTCAGCAACATTGCTGCCATTGACCGGAAAATGCACAGCTTCGATGGTAGAAATGCCAGCGCTTGAATGGTTGATTTTGTTGACTTGATACCACTCCGTTTCAGTGCGGTTATCACCAGCGCTTGAAATGCGTTGCCGTTGTATCTTTATCACGTCAGTTGGCGCCAAACCTGTTGTAAGCAATGGCGTTTGGAAAGAAATTGAATGCGTCGAATTTTTGCGTCTTGCTAGCTCATGCTTGGCAAAAATTATCGCATGATCTCTAATGGCGCAAAATTCTGTTAGATCAAATTGCTCAATAGGAGCATCAGCGTCTGTAGTGGAAAAACGAACTTTGACAGTGCGCTCAATGCCGATTGTCTTATTGTCAGCTTCACGATAGGCAACACTTGCGACAAAATCACGTCGCTCATCTCCGTCTAAATAGTCTTTCTTGAATGAGCCAGGAAGAATGTCGGCCTCTGTAAAAGTCGAAGTAGGGCTAAGCGCAGTCGTATCAATTTGGTTGCTGCCATTCAAAGGCAGTAAGGATCGAAACTGATACTGCCCGCCAAGACTGACAAAAGAAAGCAAGAAACATGGCGCAAGGGAAACAAGATAATCAACAATGTTGACGCGACTAGAAATAATGCCGTTGAATAAAATATCATAATTGGTGCAAAAACCTGCAATGGCTTGCATGTTGCTTGTGTTCATTGGGGCTGCAATGCTTGCCGTGTTGGCCCCATCGACACGTTTTAATAATTTAAACAAGTGCATTGCCAGATCAACCAACTGATTGCTAGCTCCAACGGTGTAACTGCCACCTGACAAGCCAGCGCTGTATAAATCAACCTCAATCCCTTCGTCATAAAAGATATAAGCTTGTTTTGCTTCGTCAGTAAATGATCCTGATTCTGGCAAGCCGTATAAATTGCCAACAACTTTCAAAAAAGTGATGTCTGCATAATTTGTAAAATCAGTAATTGTTGAGGTGTCAGGGTTGGCGTAAATGCTTGCCACCACCTCTCGTTGAATTCCAGTCAATGCGTATGGTGAATCAGCCGGATCTCCTGTATTTGTTTGAGGATTGACAGAAGCAACAGTCCATTCAGTTGTAAAACTGCCAGATCCATCACCAATTGCATTAAAAGCGGTTGTTGGCGCAAAATAACCAAGTGATGCAATGTAATCAACAATGCTGTCAACCTGTTGCGGCTGGCTTGATAAGTCAGTGTTGAAAATAAATTGTGTGCCTGGGGTTATGCTTAATGCGTTTTCGTATGCAGTTGTTACGTCGTTGCCAGTGCTGTTGTCAAAAACTTTAAAGCTGCAAAGATAGGTCGAATTGTCTGTGTCCCCTGTGCCTTTCGTAATCTGCCTGTAACCAAAATAGTAATCTCTACGCGCAGCAGCTCTTACTCTTGTTTTTTGGCCGGCCGACGTGCCATCAATCAATGGCTCCAAAAAGGTAAAAGTATCAATTCCGCAATAAAGGCCATCGCCTGCAATTGGGCAAACTGGGGTTGCCGTAAGTTCCGCGCTTGTTTTGTAAACATGGCTCAACGTCATTGATGAACCAAGTTTTAGTTGCTGATTGCTCAACCCCGACCATAAATTGATGGGATCTGGCGTGCTTGATATTTTTCCTTGACTGATTGAAAACAAAACGAAGGAACAAAATCTTTCGAGCCGCTTTTGAGCAGTGGAGGTGCAACCCAAACTCCACCTTTATTGCTTGCTCTTTTCGCAAAAACAATTGGAACCGTTTCACCAGCCTGCGCAATTTTTTGATTTTTTGCTAGATCTCCACTAGGCGCCTTGTTGTTTTCTGGTGCTCGTTCCTGACTTGCTTTTGATTGTCGCGCACCAGTCTTAGGTTGCGGAGTGGCGCCAATATAAATGCCCCCTGATCCTGCTACAGCGGTCATGGTACGTCAAACCTCCCAATTAGATCAGTGTCAATCACGCGGAATGGTACTTGTGCCTTAATCCTATTGATCGCCGGATTGACTGTCCAGCCTACAGACTCGTCACTTACCGATGCGCCCACAATGCTGCCGAAATATCGGCTAATTAATTGCGCGCTTGACGCATCAAAGCTGCTGGCGCCAACGTTTTGTATATAAAGCGATGCAATCAATAGATTGTCTGCCGCCATTGCCGCGTCTGTAATGTCAATAATCTGACCAGTTGCTGCAATGGTCACGGTCAGATCGTTAATTTCCCCACCTTCACTCGAACCAAACCCATCAACATCAAACGACAAAAATGGATAAGTGCCTGTGGACTCTGAATCAACGCTAAGCGTTTGCGGGTCTTGATAAAAATTTTGCCATTGATTTGTGGCAGATCGGTTTCCCGATCCGTCTAAAACGCTAGTGCGATCAGCGTAATACTCAAGAAAACAAAGAATGTCGTAGTTAGCCATCAAATCATGCCCAACCTTGCACGAACGCTGCTATCCCGACGAATCATGTCTAAGGTTTGATTCACGCCAGACTGTACCGCACGCGACAGATCTTGTGTTGTCACAAAGTTTGTGCCGTTCATCTGCGTTACAGGGCCAGTCTGAATGTTGACGTTTGCTCCAGCTGGGGCAACGTATCCGCCTTCGGCAAAACGCGGTATAGCACCAGGGCCGCGCACGCCCGCCATGATGTTTGCTGCAAAAGCCTGCGCCTTTCTTGCCGGCACGATGTATTCCGGCCCGGCCTCACCGACGAGGCCAAGAGTTGGGCCAGTAACCATGCCACCTTCAGCAAATTGGGGCACTTGAACATTTGGAATTGTTGGAATTGCAGGCAACCCAACCTTTGAAGATGCAGCGTTTGCCGCACTGATCACATTGTTGATCGCATTCACAACGCCATTGATTGCGTTTCCAATACCTTGCAGCACATTATTAACGATGCCTTTCAGCATATTAAAAGCAGCCTCAAATGGAGCTTTAATGGCGTCGCCAACCTTGCCAAAAATATCAACAAAACTTTCATAAAAACCTCGCGCGGTTTCTAGCGCCGGATCGATAAAGGTGCCTTTGTAGAACTCCCACAAGCCTGTAAAGATACCAGTAACAAAATCATAAATGCCTTGCCAATTTTCTTGAAAAAATTCATAGATCATTTTGCCGGCATTCACGATTGGATCAATATAGACTGATTTGTAAAGTTCCCAAGCGCCCTTAATAATGTCGCCAATAAAACCAAACGCTTCAGCAATTTGATCTCTAAACGTATAAATGGCCACGCCTGCGGCAACTGCCAATGCAATCCAACCAACAGGGCCACTAAACACTGCGGCGATAGCTCCCAATGCACCACCGCCACCTGTTAATGCTGTCACGATGCCGCCAATACCTGTCACAAGGCCAGTGATCAACGGGCCAAGCGTTGTGATTGCACTAATAATTGGCGCAAACACCACCGCAACTGCTGCAATACCACCAGCGGCCACAATGAAATTTTGCACTGGCCCTGGCAACGCATCAAACGCTTTCATCAACCCTTCAAGCGCACCAACAACGCCTTCAAGCACTGGTAACAATGCTTCAGTCAATCGCATTCCAAGATCACCAAATTTTTCTTGCATATTTTCCAACCGATCGTTAAAAGCTGCAGCACCATCTGCAAAATCTTGAGTCAGGCTAGTGCTCATGTTGCGCACTGCATCTCCGCCACTATTGAGCAAGGGAATCAGTTCGTCGCCAATTTTGGCGCCAAAAATATCAGCAGCCAGTGCGGCTTTCTCAGGACCATCGGCCATTTGTTGGAATTTGTCGGCAATGTCCAGCATCACCTGATCGCCTTCACGTAATTTGCCGCTTGAATCCGTAACTGCAATCCCTAATTTTTCAAAAGCCTCAGCTGCTGGGCCTGTGCCCTTTGTTGATGCGTCATACATATTGCTCGCCAACGTCTTAAATCCTTTTCCAAGACCTTCAATGCTGGTGTCGCTAAGCTCTGCAACCTTGCGAAACTTGTCAAGCTCAGGCGCGGCAATGCCAGTGCGCTGGCTCATTTTTGACATCGCATCAGCAGTATCTAAATTATCCTTTGCAAACTTGGCCATCACGCCAACGCCAATCACTGGCAGCAATGTACGCATTGCGCCAAGCGCGCCACCTGCTGCCGTCTTTAGGCGGCCCATTGCGCCAGCGGCTTTGTTGGTCTGGCCTTCAACCTTCTTTAGGCCATTAGTTAAACCACCAATCTGCCCTTGCCCGACCACCTGCGCCTTAATGGTCAACGCTGTGGTCAAGTCCATGGTTACTTCTTCCGATCGTTCATGATCTCTATTACTTTACCTTCAATAACCTGCAAGTCACCCAACAACTGGCGTTGGTCCGCTACGTCGTAAAGGTCAAACATCCATTTCACAGCTACATAATCCAAGCCAATGACAGCGCCGTTGCTCATGCGCCATTGCGTTTGCACACGTTGAAACATGCAAACGGCACGCCATGCTGATGGGATTACATAGAAGTCTTTTACCCGTGGCGCATCAGGCATTTCAATGCCAAACAACTTGGCATCATCCCCTGTTTCGTCAATTTCAACGCCGCCGCACCAATACTCGGCGGCGCCTATCAGTTTTTTCGTTTTTCCTCCACCAAGCTGGTGAAATAGGCCTCAATCAAGCAACCGGCCATCATTGGCAGCTCCAACAGCTGCGTCTTTGTGCCTTTGCTGTATGGGATCACTTCTCCATCGCTGTCCACGATGCCTTCCCATCCGACCAGCACCTCGTCAGCAATGCTTACGTCGCTGATATCCATTGCGCTGGGGTCATTGTTGACCCTCTTTTGCGCAAGCTCCTGAATTTCAGTGATGCGAGATTGAGGCAGACGCTTAAACTCTGCCTCAAACTCTTGCTTTTCGCGCCGGCCCCCGGAAACTGGCTGCCGGTAAACGATCGGCCAGGTGTAGGAGTCAGAGTCCTTAAGGACAAGCGCCATTAGGTGAATGCAAGGCTGAACTCATCATTGCCTGAACTGGTCGGAGTTGCAATATATGGCAGCGTCAGCATTTGGATTCCGTCTTGGTCGGTGTAGCTTGGGCCGCCAAGGTCAATCTGACTTGCGTTAAAGGTCACGATGTTGCCGCCGGTTGCACCATGCACAAATTGAAGGTTTCCGGTGCTGCCGCCTGTCGCATCACTAAAGAAGTCATGCGTTGCGATGGTGGTTGCTTCAACCAAACACTCACCGGAAGGGGCGCGGTTGACGACTTCAATGGATTTGGTGCCGCCGACCAACTCGCGGTAAATGACTTCATTGGCGACTTCAAAGCTCAGCGATTGCAGCGCACCTGCGTAGCTAAACACTTGGAAGCTTGATGTGTTGCCGTTTTTGAATACCAGTGGCGCGGCTTGGTTGCTGTAGGTCGGGCCGCTAATGGCTGAATCGCTAGGTGCGTTATAGATCCCGGTCATCTCAAATGCGATAAACGGGATCTGACCCACTTCACAGTTCAACGTGAAGGTGCCGCGGCAACCAGTTGCTTTATGCAGCACACCGTCATTGTTGAAATAGATGGTGACAGACGAAGGCGCGGCGTCACTGTTGGGCGCATAAGTGACGCTGGTGGATGCAACAATCGTTTCAGTACAACGACATGCTTCTAGCAAGGGACCATAAGCTGGCGCAGTGCCTGCAGTGCCTGAACCTGCAAGCTCAACCTCAAAATTGATCAGCACGCGCTGCTGTGCCAGCAACTGATCAGATTGGCCGAGAAAAGGCCGGATCAGCTCACGGTTGACAGTCTCAGTCTCTAGAGGTGTGACCTCAACATTCCGCACCAGGATTGCGTTGCTTGACTCGCTAGGAGTCGGATCGGTGCTGTATGTCGTTTCTGTCTCGGCCAGTATTAGGCGCTTGCGAGATAGGAGAGGCATGGCTAGGCCTAAATCTCAGTCGTTGCCTTTATCGTAGCGGCCTCAACCTGCACTCAAATCTGTCAATGTTGTGCGGTATCTAATCAGATACTCCATGCTGATAACGCCAGCAGGTTGATCAGCTTCAACCATTTCAAAACCGACAGATCGCGGTTCAACATCCAACGCATAGCCGCCAGCCGTTAAATCATTCATCATTTTGCTGTGAACGCTTTCCACAATCGGATCAGCTGCCTGATCTGGCACCGATGACCGCACGATGATTGCGACTCTGACAGTCAGCGACCAGTCAAGACGGTCAAGCCGCAAACTGTATTCCGCACTGTCCCCCGTGGGCTCAATCACAATGGCCGGCGACTCACCGCGGGCCAATGGCTCCACCCGGCTGCGATAAATTCGGCTGCCAACTTGCACCGTGCCAGCAAGGCTGCTGGCAATATCAGCCAGGATCGATTCGCGTTTGGTGGTCACAGAACAACCCCCGGACCCATCACTACAAGCGCGCCGGTATTTGTGTTGCCGCGAGTGACGCGAGCAATAGGCTGCTTATTAGTCGGCGCGGTCGTAGTGAAACCGCCGCCTTCGGCTACATACAAAGCAGAGTTGATTGCATAGCCATTGGTGTCAACTGACGTCATTTCGCCCGTCACTACTAAATGACCATCAGCATTGTCTGCTAGGTCGTCGCCAATCAAGCCAATCGCCGGCATTTTTGACAGATCTGACGCATCTGCAGTATCAACGATTACGTTGGCCGTATCGCCAACGTTGCCAGTGATGTAGACCGGAGTTCCTTTGGTTAATGTGCCGCCGCTGCCATTTCGGCAATGGATGTAGATCGGACCCGCTAGCGCGCCGTGGATATGAGGCAGTGTCGAAAGACCAGTGGCTGCAAGGGTCGTAAATGTTGGGTTGTCGTATCCCTGCACATACAGCAATGCGTTCCACGCTGTAGCGCCATCTCCTAACTTGAGCTTGCGAGTGTCTGTCTCAAAGCCGACTTCGCCAACAAGCAAAATAGGATTTTCCGCTGTCCAGTTGGCGGCAGTGTCACGCCGCAGCTGAATTCTGGCAATGCTGCTCATGCCGCTCCACCATTAATAGTGTTCCCCTCAAGGTAGCTAGTGGCGGCGATGCCACCGTCTAACCCAGAATCCAGCTGAGCAATACCCAAGCTGTCAACAGAATCATCGCTGTCGCCAGCATCGATCGGGGTGTCAACTTCACTTACGCTAGTGGCAACACTTCGCTGCAAAGCAAGCTCAACAATCTTGCCGTCGCCCACCAGTACCGCTTCCCGTACCGTGTAAGGCACGCCATTAACATTGATTTCTGATCCGTAGACTAAATTACCAAAATCTGATGCCTTAGCTGTCAACGAATAATCAGTGGACAGCACAGCACCGCCAGCCACCATCTGCGTTGGCATATCCAAAATGCCTTTGCCAGTGACAGAGCCAGCAGTGCAATCAACTGCGAACTCATCGCCGTTAAAAAAAACGTCGAGATTCTCAGTCAGTGGCATCTTTCAATTGTGCTTTAGGTTTGCGTGTTGCCGGTTTTGGCTTAACCGTTTCCGCAGGAGCTTCAACAGCTCGGCCAATCCGTAAAAGCGCATTGGCTGCGCTGCTGTCCAAGTCATAGACCTTGCCTTCTTCGAGGTGTTGTTGCTGTGCGCAACAGGTCCGAACAATTAGAACGCGCATAAGAAAAAAAGGGGCCAGTTGCCTGGCCCCGCCTCATGATCAGGTGGTCACGTCAAGGATGGCAGCGAAGCTCTCAGCGTGGCGAACCGCAACGTCATAGGAGACAATTGCGCGAACGCTAGTCAGAGCCTTGCTGAAATCATCGGAGTCTTCACCCACAACGATCTCAATGCCATTGCCGTAGAAGCCAACCATGGCCTGGCTGAAATCACCCATCAGCACAGCGGAGCAAACGCCGGAGCTGGTGCCCTTGGTCAGGTTGCTAGGAACCTGATTGGTCACATAGAGGGGATAACCATTGACGGAAGCGGGGGTGCCGCCGCGGCCAATAGCGTTCAGCTGATCGTTCACCAGATAGGCGCCGTCGGTGGTGGTGGAACCACCAGCGCGAAGCTTCTTCAGCTCAGCAAGCACCTTGGCGTTGGTGACATACCCGATAGCGTCGCGGTTGACCGCGCCGTTATCGATCAGCACTTGCTCTTCCAGATCAACCAGAGCGTCAACGGTGATAGCGCCACCGTTGGTTCCCAGAGCCACCGAGCCAATGCCAGAGGTGTTCAGGATGCCGGTGGGCTGGCCGGAGGAACCGGAGCCGTTGAGGATGCCCAGGTCAATGCCCAGGTTGATGCCATCGGTTAGGTCACGACGCACCAGCTCTTCAATGCCGGGGGTGGCTTGTAGCAGGGTCTGGCGGCTGTACTTGGACAGAGCGGCCAGGTTCTTAGGCGAAAGAGTCACCTGATCAAAGGTGGACTCAGACTGAGTGATGGCGGTGGTTTCAGTGCTCAGGTAATAGGTGGAAGCCACACCAGAGCGACGGGGGATCGCCACATCACCGACCAGGCCGGTCATGGTGCGCACGCCCAAGTTCAGCATTACGGAATTGTTCCGCAATGCCTCGATGAACTCATCTGCCATCAGGTCGGTGGCAACAAGGTTGCCGCCGGTCGTGGCGCCAGAGGTGACGTAGGTGGCGCGCTTGCTCAGAGCAGAGAAGGGCACGAAGAAACCGCGCTTCCCAGACTGTGAGAAACCAGACTGTTTTTGCACTTCCTGGCTCATCTCACGAACCAAGCCAGCCTCGCGGGAAGTCCAGTCGCCGCTCAGAGCAGCGCGGATACCGGCGGAGATGCTGTAAGAAGCAGCGTCGCGCTGATCCATTTCCACCGGCTTAACGGCTTCAACGGGCTTAGCGCCGAGCTGATCCAGCACAGCTGCGCGGGCTTCATCAATAGAACGGCCAGACTCAACGAGCTGGCGGCCCATGTCATCCAAGCCATGCTTGGAGCAAAGGGCGGTAATGCCGGCGATGCGGGAGCGCTCAGCCTCAGCGGCTTCGGCCCGCACCACCTGCAGATCAGGTGCAGTGTTTTCCATTTCTTGGATGGGTTCGGTTGATGGTGCTGCCGGAGCAGCTTGATCAGGTTTGGCCTCTTCAAAGGATCGGCCAATCCCAACGCCGGGGTCAGCCGGCACTGAGACAACACTCACCTCATAAGGAGACCAGGCAGTAGCAACAAAATCGCCATTGCCTCGCTCCTCCATTTTGTCGATGGAGTAGCCGAAAGAGACGTTTCGCAAAACGCCATCTTTCACGTCGCCCAAGACTTCCTGAGCAAACGGGTTGCGGCTGAACCGCACCCGTGCATAACCGCGTTTTTTCTTGTCGTCGATGTATGCACGCTCAACAACGCCAATCACTCGATCAGGGTTGTGATTAAACAGCAAGGGCGCTGAATCATTAAGGCGGCTAAGATCTGCCGCGTCCATTTCATGGCTCAAAATTTCGTTGCCGAAATAGCGAGAGACAGGAAACTCAGAGCTAAACGGAAACTCATATGTCCGGTCTTCCACCTCATCAAAGGTGGTCATCTCGGCGCGTTGATACTTGCCAGTTAGCTCGCGGGTTTCAGGCTCAACCGCTGCCATCTCATTTTCTTGGGTGTGTTCTTCGTCCACACTTCTAACGGCAATTTCTCTAATTCTATCCTTCATCTTCAATCAGTTCTTCCGTCTCCTCAGCAACTGAATCCTCAACCTCAGCAAGTGGTGGCTCAGGCAATGCTGAGACTTGCTCAGAGCGGGGATCAGTATCTAAGGCAATGCCAAGCTCATCGACCAGCTCAAGCTCAGCCTGACGCTCGGCCATCAACTCGTTGATGTCGCCACCTTGCTCAGCCACAACTTGCGCCTGAGTCTTAAAGCCACACCGCACGGCTTCCTTGTATGCCGCCACTTCCTTCTGCGGGTCAATCCAACCCCATGCACGCGGGCACCACTTGACGCGCTTGTAGCGCTCTGGCTGCGTCTCATAAGTCGGCAAATTGAGCTTCCCGCCCATCACGGCCATTTCCAGCCATGCTTCAAACACCGGCTGATGAAAATTCTCGATCAGATAACGCTGAATCGCTTTCCAGTTCTCCCGATCCTCCAGCAGGGCCAGCCGGCTGCTGCTGTAATTCGTCTGGGAATAGTCGCGGCTGCAGCTCTCGTAACTCATACCGACACCAGCAGCTGTGGCGCGCAACATCGCCCGCATGAACGGCTCAAACTGACCATCCGGTGCGTCAAGCTGCGGAACCGTTACTGATTCGCCCGGCTGCAAATACTTAAAAACGCCTGGCTGAAAATTGCTGACCCGCTCGCCATCCATCACCTCATCACCCATCAACTCGCCCTCGGGGCTGGTGATGAATCCCATCAGGCTGCTGGCAGCACGCGCGCGCACCACCTCGGCTTCTTCATATCCAGTCAGATGGTGCAGCCGCTTGATTGCACTGGCAAACCAAGTGACGCCACGGGTCTGGCCTGGCCGATCACTGATAAACAGATGCAACACTTCGTCAGCAGGCAGCATCAGATGCCGCTTGCCGGGCGCGCCGACAAAAGGCGCATCCCCTGGATGCTTAGCCAAAAACGCATACTGGATCGGCCGGCCAAACGCATCGACCTCAACACCCATCCGCCACTCATTGCCCGCCGCGCTGCTCTTGCCCGTGTAGGTCTCGTCGAGCTGGTCGGCTTCAATAATCTGCAGCGCAAAAGGCACCTTGCTGCCGCCAAATGGACGGCGAATAAGACGCACAAACACTTCGCCCGACTCGCACATGGCGCCAACCACCATGCGCTCAATGTCGGCAAAACACAGTTTGCCCGCTACGTCGCAATAGCTCTTATACCCCCAATACTTCCAAGCCCGCTCAATCTGATCGTTGATCGTTTCGTCAAGCTTTCCGCCGCGCTGCATCATCACCTGCGCCTGCAGCTTGATGCCCGTGCCAATCACGTTGTTCATTACTGCGCGCTTAGCCTGCCGCGCGTAATCCGAATCACGCACCAACTGCCGCGCGCGATTGCGTAACCGGCTCAAGCTGCCATTGATCTCCGCGTCGGCACTTGTGCCGCCCGCAATCCAATCACTCAACAAGCGACCCGTTGTGGCGCCGTCATACATGCGCCGGCCGCGGCGACGGATTGGCTCAAATCCCAATGCCCGGAAAAAGCGAGTGCGGAGGCCCATCAGAATCGAACGAACAAGTTATGTGGATTGCCTTTGCCGTTTGCGATCAGATCAGCTGCCCGCTCACGGTTGACCTCAGCTTTCAGTTTAGATTCCAATGCAATAAGGTCCGCCAATTCATATTTCTGCAAGTTGCGTCCAGCAATGCTGTAACTCTTAACGCCACCACCGCTAACAATTGCACGAATTGCAGCCTGCACAGCTGCTAAATCTGTTTCCGCTTGCGTCCGGCCATCCAATGCGCCAGGCGTGCCGCTGTATTCCAACGCCGCCAGCACTGTTAGCTGCCCAGCGCCCAGCGTTACCTTTTCGCTGCCATAAGTTGCCAGCGCCTGCCAATACCAATCACCAGCAGCAAACTCAGCGCTAACGCTTGCGGCAATCGTAAATTCCCAACCCGTGCCATAAGCAGATCCAACAACCGTGGCGCCCTCACTTGCTGCATTTGTGCGCAGGTAATAAGTCAGTGCCCAATCGCCGCTATCAATTGGATTACCCAAGTTGTCTTGGCTGCCAACATCGCGCCACTTGATTGTGTCGCCTGCTCTGATTGTTCCCGGAATGTTCACGGCTACCAGCTGCTAACGAAACTGCCAGCCGTATTGGCCGCGGCTTTTCTTGATCTTAGCGGTGCCTTTTCAGGCTCTTCAAGCCTTCGTTCCAACTGATCCCAAATTGTTCGCCGATCGCGTCGCTGGTAGAGATACTGCAGGCCCGCGTAGGCATAAACCAACGTATCCAGCGCTTCGTTTCTTGCGTTTGCTTTCTTTACCCACTCGCGCACAGGAAAGCCGCCGCGGGTGTATTTCATCACCTGCTTTTCTGCGGTCAGTTGTTGGAAATACTCGTCAGTCGTCTCCATCGGAAAATGCAAATAACCCTCGCCCGGCTCATTGTGTTTTAACCGAGCAAACAACGTTGATTTGGCCGTGTCAGTGCCGACGCTGAACACCATCGCGCCGCGCTTCATCGTCTTACCTCGCGCATTGATGTCCACCCGGCTGCCCTTGCCGATCACCTGTTTATTGCGTTGGCTGGCGCCCTTGATAGCAATCACGCCTTGCCGCGCACGCTCTCGCGCGTACTGATAAACCTCACCAGTGAAGTGGCCGCCAGAGTCGATGCACACCACATCAGGCCGCAGTTTGCGCCCAGTCGCGTGGCCCCATTCGCGCAGCACTGCCTCATCAACTTGCTTCCACAAATCGGCACGGCTGGGATCGCCGTAAATCTCTTGGTGGTAAATCAGCCAACCCTCTTCATCACGGCCCCAAGCCCAGCCACTAATTGCCAATCGGTTGTCCTGCACGTCAACGCCAAACGTCAGCGCCACGCTTCCTTCAGGCAGCACGCCCATCTCAAAGTGCTCGCACCGTTCGCGCAATCCATCCGCGCTCACCTTGCTTGCATAATCCTCTTCCCATGTCTCAGCTGCCCGCGTGTTGAGCCATGTCTTAAGCGCCGGCGCATCTGCCTTTGCTCTTAAAAATTCCTCCACCATGTCGGCCCAACTGAACCAACCGAGCGGGCTATACAACCCCGACAGCTGGAAACCAGCAGTGCGGCCATCACCCGGTGCCGTCGCACGCCATTCACCACGGCGCAGCATTGCCGGTTTATGCAACTCTTCAAACCGCTCGCGGCAGTGCTCGCACTCGTAACGCGCTGTTTGCGGGTCGTTGTCGTCCCATTTCATCTGTGCCCACTTCAGCCATTGCATCGCGCCACACGATGGGCACGGCACATAAAACCGCCGCTGGTCGCTGCGCAGATATTCCGCCTCGATCCGGCTGTGATCCTTAATTGTTGGCGTGCTCGTCAGCAGTATCTTGCGCCTGGCGAATGTTGTGGCCCGTTTCTCCGCCAAGCTAACTGGGTCACCTTCGCCATCAACATCAGCCGGGAACGCATCAATCTCGTCAGCAAAGATGTACCGGCACGGCGCAGACCGCAAACCCGTTGCTGAGTTAGCGCCCGTCAGCAGCATCATCCCGCCAGGAAATTCTTTGCTGAACATCGTGTTGCCGCTATCCCGACTGCGGGCCGGCGCGATCTTTGCCGACAGACAAGGCGTTTCGCTAATCATCGACTCAAGCCGCTGTTTGCTAAGGCGCTTCGCCATCTCCACAGTCGGCTGCACGCACAGCATTGGCCCCGGTGCATGGTCGATCACATAACCCAGCCAGTTACTGCCAGCCTCTGTTTTGCCCGTCTGCGCTGCAAACATCATCACCACACGCTGCACAGTCGATGCCGTGCTCAAACAGTCCATCGGCTCTTGCAGATATGGCGTCCGGCCAGTGCGCCACGGGCCAGGCTCCGCGCTTGCCTTGCTGCTCAGCAACCGATAGCCATCTGCCCACTCACTGACCGTTAGCTGCGCCTCAGGCCGCAACCCGTCCATAAATCCATCACGCCATGCACTCATGACTCGGCCAGCTCCAGCAGCGCTGCACGGTGCTCATCCGCCAGCAACTTATGGATCACCACCGGATCTGTTTCGCCAGCCAACTGATGGCTCAACCGATCCGCCAAATTCGCCAAGCTTTCCCGGACCGCTCGGCCAATGTTGAACGCTTCTTTTTTCACCTCGTCAACCGGCACCAACTCGCCGCGCTGTTGCGTGACCTGCAGCTTGGCTAACTCCGCTTGATAGTGCTCACGCCTTGCCCTGCTCTCATTCAGATCAGGGATCGCATCATCAGGCAATTTGTTAATTGCTGCCTCAAGCTCACCAGCATCACGCGGAGCAGGCTTTACCAGATCAGGTTCGCTCACCTTGGCATTGTTGTTCTTCAGTGTGTTTTTGTTCCATAGCTCCAACGCCAAATCACGATCTAGCCAGCGCTTGCCATCTTTTTCAACTACTGCAGCAGCAATCCTGCTCTTACTTGCATGAGTAACCGCAGCTTTCGTGCAACCTTTGATCGTCGCTAGCTCAGCGAACGTGATCAGCACAGAGTTAAGTGAAACTAGAACTAACTTAACTCTCTCTAAACTCCTCTAAACAGTCTTGCCCTGCGTCTATTTTGTTTTGCTTGAGACTCGTTGCGGCGCAGTGCTTTAGAGCTTTCTAGCGCTAACGCTAAAAAAATATCGCGCGAACGAACGACCCACATCGATTAGGCCAGGAAGGACCCAAGGTCAGCGAGCGGACGCAAGGGCTTTGCTTAACGCGGTTTGGAAGTGTTGATTGAAGCGACGCGAAATAATTTTTGCGCCAATTGCTTCGATGTTGAAGCGTCCGCTGTAGTCAGGCCTGTCTGTTGTCGCGATGAAGTAGGGGTGCAGCTGGTTACGTGAGCGGCGATAGATACCAGGAGGGCGATTGCCGCCTCGTGGTGTGCCGATGAAGAAGCCGCCGCGAGCTTCACTACTGATGCCCTTGCTGATGCGCCTGAGGGTGGCCTGTGTGACGTTGCCTGATGCGTTGAGCTTGACCAGCGACGTGGGCATGAAATAGGCGCCAGGAGGGATGGTGCCGTCGTTAGGCACCCCACGTTCGAAGAACACATCCATGCCCTTTTGCGGGCGCGATCCACCGTTGATGCCGAACCTGAGGTAACGGGCGCGGTCCTTACCTGCTTTGTCCTGTGCGTAAACGTAGGCCACTAGGTCGCGCTTCTTGGACTTTTGAACCAAGAAGGCGGACTGAGTGAACTTGACGGGGACGTGGAAGGCGCCCTTAGTGCCGGAGTTGAGCGCCTTGCGTGCGTCAAAGGCTGAGTCATTGATTGCCATGGACGTGGCGAATGGCAGCTGTTTCTGCACGGCCTTGGTCCATGCCGTGGCTTTGCTCAGGTCCTGATCAATGGTGAGCGAGATGGGCATAGGTGAAGGGTACGGCGTGCGGCGAGGGGGCGCCATTGGCGGTAGCCGGGGCCTGCCTAAGACTGTCTCACCCGTCTCAGATGAGACAACGATGAGCCGGCCAAAACTTGCCTATCTGCTGTCCTAGTCCACCTCGGTCTTAGGAGTACCCCGTTTCCCCCCTCTCCCCTTCTTTCTATTAAATAATAATATTAAGTAGGAAGGTTAGATATATAGGAAGAAGGGCTGCAGGGCAGCCGATCTCGGGTTGCCAACCTCAATCATCAGGTTGGCAATAGACCCATTTCTGGATCCCGTGGACCATTTTGCGTCTCTTCTTGAGTCCCATCTCTCTCAAGATGGACGCGATTTGCATTTGATCCGCACGAGACTGGCGCTCAACGGGCTTGCCAATGGCATCAGTCAGCAAGATCTCAGTAGTGATGGGGCATCCAGCGTTTCGCGGCGATGCGACCCATTCCCGCACTGGAGCAAGCCATGGCGACTCCACTTGGTAGCTGGCGTTGTCTGCAGCCACTTGCCTCTCAAGCTCTGGCGGCAGGTGGTTGGGCATTCCGGCCCGGTAGGCATGGACTGCCGCGGCCCATATCGCGTCTCGGTTGAGCAGCAGATCGTCAACCTCAATCATTCCGGCCACCCCCACTGGCACCACCCAGAACCGACGGTTGCCGGTGTCGTCGATCAGGAACCCGGTCTCTCGGTTGGTGGAGCCAACAATGATTCCGCGGCGTGGGAAGTCTTCAACGGCTTTGCCGTAGGGCACACGGTAGGTGTCGGTCTGCTGTGTAAGAAATGCCTTCACCTGGCCGGCGTGGCGCTTGCTGGTGATGGCGTCCAGTTCGGCCCATTCCATCAGCCATGCGCGGCCAAGTAAAAGGCGATCGTCTTTGCTGTTGATGTCGCCTAAGGCATCGGAGAAGAATGGCCCGCCGAGGTTGCGCCAGAAGGTGGATTTGCCGCAGCCCTGAGGGCCCATCAGGACCGTGGCGGCGTCATGTTTGCAACCTGGCTCGTAAATGCGCCTCACAGCGCCGATGAGGGTGCGCATGATCATTTGGTCATAAAGCGACCCTGAGGCGTCTTGTGGGCGCAGGTAGCGGGTGCTCAGAGCGTCAATGGCGCAAGGGTCCACCTCATCAGCCACACGATCGAGATATGCGCGGACGGGATCGAACTGGTTTTCCTTGGCTACATAGACCAGCGCATCAGCGGCTAGCTCTTTCGATGCGTTGATGCCAAGTTGCGCGAGTTGGAGGTAATAGTGCTCAATGTCGCGGATTGGCTGCTGGTCTAGCTCGATCGCTTGGGTGAAGATGTTGAACCTGATCCGACCGCCAAGTTGTTGGCGCAGCAGGGTTAATAGCTCATTCTTTTCAAGCTTGATCAGCTTTCCGCCGCTTGATTGCTGCTCAGCGGCTTGGGTTTTGGGGTGTTCAGGGCCTAAGGCACCTTTGATGGCATTGAGTGCCACTTGGCGCGGGCTAATGCCACCTGCAAGGTGGTGAAGGGTGCCAAGGCCCACCCCGTTGCTGCTGGCGTTGAAGGTGCGCCATTTGGCTTCGCATTCGCCGGGGTGGAATTTGCCGGATGCGGCAGACCATTGGATCCAATCGGCTAGGAGTGCATCGTTGCCGACGCTGTGCAGGGCCATGCCAACGCGGACCCAATCGTCGTAATCGTCAGCAAGTGAACCGGGGATGTTGTCGAGATATGCGCGTGCGCGTTCGGTGTCGTCAACGTCTGAAGGTGTGGTGAGCAGCGGGGCCGTTTCAGTGCGCTGCATGGCAGCCAGCAGCACTGATGGAGCTTCAGCTAGAGGCAGATCACCAGGCGCGCGGCTTGATAGCCAGCGATATGAGCCGGTGATGGGATGGCGGCCAAGGATGACGGATTGGCAGCCTGTCCAGCGCAATTCAAGTTGCTCGCCTTTGATGCTGCTGCGGAGTTTTGTGGTGCGAATCGACTCCCAAAAGGGTTGGGGTACGCGATAGATGATCTGCAGGCGGCCATCACGGCCAGAGGTGACGGCCCAGGACTTGGGCAGTTCGTGTAGCGATGTGCCAAGCGATTCGAGCACTTCGGACGCACCGAGGCCGTCGTGATCAACAAACAGCAGGCCACCAGATGCGGGGCCAGCTAGCACGCCAATGGCTACGGCACGGCCAGCAGATAGCTCAGCTTCAACTTGTGGCTTGCTAAGTGGGTTTTTCTGCCATTGCGGCATGTAGGGCCGTTTGTCGTTGCCGACAGCGACTAAGGCCCATTCATCGGGGATGTCTGTGAGTTGATCGGCAATTGCTGCCATACGGCTCCGGTGCGAGTAGCCGTTAGATGATCCCCTGAGTTAGCAAGGTTGGCCACTTAAGCCAACAAGTCTCTTGAGTCCACTGCGTCGATTGCGTCATCAACTGAGCGGACGATGGCTGCAATGCCACCAGCAGATGACACAGTGCGCTGCCAATTGGCCTGTTCTGGCCGGATGCGACCGGTGGGTGTCTTGACCTCAAGGCTGGTGAAAATGGCCACGCGCTGGCCCACCATCTCGGGCGTGATTGTCACAGTGCGGTAGCCGATCAGATCAGCGGAACCACGGGCGAGACCAAATTGCACGGGCCTGCCGGTCCGTGGATCTGGAAGGGTTCCGGTGTTATTGCGAAAGAGTCGCAAGTCTGGCCGTGTGCCGAGCGCTAGACGGATGCGCTGTTGCAGATCGGTTTCGGACGCGCCCACCGCTGCACTGTGCTCGTTGAAGTGCCAAATCTATCTGCAAGTTGTTGCCACGTCATGCGGCGTTTCATGCGCTTGATGGTGACGTGCCGGGGTTCAGTGATGCGCAGCAGCAGATGCAGGGGCATCAGCAGGATAATGAGCCCCCAGACGATGAGTTGTTGCATGATTTGATGCGCAAGATTTGCGCGGGCAAGTGTTTGTTGTTTCTGAATGATTTGGGCAGTTCTACGTGATGCATCAATGGATCAAGGCTGGTTTCTGGCGTTTGCAAAGTCCACCAGCTTTTGCCGCACCAATCGCAATGACGATTGCGCAGAATCTGACCGTCTTCTGTGTATTTGGTGTTGTAGACCCTGCTGGATTTGCTGCAGTCAGGGCAGGGCGGAGCAGGGTAGAGAGTGCGAGCGCCCATGTTGTTTAGTTGTTGATTAAAAGCCTCTGCTGTAACCGGCCTGAGGCGCGAGCCGGGGTCCAATCGTTTTTACGGGGTAGCGGGACCATGCCCCCGGCCTGCGCGAAGCGCACTAGCAAAGTTCCACACTCTTGCGGCTTAGAGGGGCCAGCTGCTAGCCGTTTAACTATACACCATCGCGGGTGCATCAGCAACCACCGCGTGCTTTATAAAGCCTGAACGCCCAACCGGGTGAGTAGCCACGTTCACGGGCGATGGCCTGCAGAGATTCCAACGAGCGGGCTCGGCCCACTTCACGGCGACGTTCACGGTCGGCTGCTTTGCGTTGCAGCTCCACCAACTCGCCTTCAACCTGCTCTAACTCGCGTGTTTTGATCGGGAACTCATGCCCGCAACATGGGCAGGTTGGCGCGGGCTTGAATGCGGCGTAGCAGTCAGGGCATTGCCTAACGGCTGGTGCTGGTGGGCCGTTTTTAGAGCGCTGACCTTTGCGATCTTGCAAGCTCCAATTGCGGTTATCGTCCGGGAATCCATGTTTCGCAATGTTACCAACATGGTCCAACACGATGGCGTGCGTTTTGTCTTTCGATGGCCTCAAGACCCTTCCAACTTGTTGCAGATAAAGCGCTTCTGACATGGTGCGCCGTAGAAGAATGGCGCAACTTGCATCTGGGCAATCAAACCCTTCTGAAACAACATCAACAGTGGCAAGCACTTGCACCTTGCCGGCGGCAAAATTTGCAACCAATTTGTCGCGCTGAGTTGTTGGCGTGGTTCCAAGTAACGTCTGAGCGCTGATGCCTGCATCGCGAAATGAAGCTGCAACCGATTCGGCGTGTTTGGTGTCGCAGCAAAAAGCAATGGCTTTGTACCCGTCAGCCTTGTCGAGATAGTGACCGATCACATCGCCTGTGATGGTGGGTTTATTCATTCGTTCGGATAGCTTGCTGGCCGGGTAATCACCAGCAACGATGCGAATTTTGCTGAAGTCTGCTTTGATTGGCGGCGCAAATAATTTGGCCTGACACAGGTGGCCATGATCTGTCAGCTCTTCAACGGAAGGACCACAAATAAGCGTGTCAAAAGCGTGTTTAAGGCCGCGGCCATCAAGGCGGCATGGCGTGGCGGTCACACCGATACGAAATGCCTTTGGCCAAGTATCAAACACTAAGCGATAGCTAGCGGCCAGGCTGTGGTGGGCCTCGTCGACAATGATGAGTGACGGCTCCCACGGGATCGACCGCAGCCGTCTGACAAGGGTTTGCACTGATGCGATCTGCACCGCTTGGTTTGACGTGGGATAACCGGCGGCAATAAATCCATGCGGCACGTCAAGGGCTAACAGCTTGCGCGAGGCTTGATCAATTAGCTCGCGGCGATGCACCAAGATCAGTGCGCGGTGGCCTTTGTCGCGACAGGCAGCAGTGATTTGGGAAAAGATCACAGTTTTGCCAGCTCCGGTTGGGAGCTGTAGGAGCACAGACCGCGCGCCATCAACTAAGGCTTGACGCACATCGTCGATGGCTTGTAGTTGATATGGCCTGAGTTGCATGACGTTGCAGGTTGTGTGCGGAGGCTATAGGCTGCGGCTGCCAAACGCAAGGCTATGGAAAACGAGACGTATCAACAGCATCCGGCGATTAGCAAAAGCCATCTAGATCTGATCGCTCGCAGTCCGCTGCATTATTGGGCGCGTTACATCGACCCAGACCGCACGACACCAGAGCCAACTGCATCAATGGCGATTGGTTCAGCTGTTCACACCCATGTCCTAGAGCTGGACCAATGGGACGCGCGTTATGCCGTGGCACCGGAAGGCATCAACCGCCGCACTACAGCAGGAAAAGAGGAGTGGCACGTTTTCACAACAGCAGCGCAAGGCCGCACGGTGCTGAAGCGTGAGGATGCAGAGCAGGTCATGGCTATGGGCCGCTCAGTGCTTGGGCATCGCAGCGCTGCCGCATTGCTTGCAGCAAACGGCCAGCCGGAAGACACCTTTATGTGGACCGATGAGGCCACAGGTCTGCAGTGCAAGTGCCGGCCGGATTACATGCACGCCGATGGCAGCACCATCGTGGACCTCAAGACGACACGCGACGCCAGCCCGCGTGGTTTCCGTTATTCGGTAATCCAATACCGCTACCACGTCCAAGCGGCTTGGTATCTGCACGGGGTGGAGCAGGCCACGGGCAAGCGGCCTGAGCGTTTTGTGTTTGTCGCGGTTGAGTCAACGGCGCCTTATGCGTGCGCGGTTTACGAGGCCAGCGCTGAGATGATTGAAGCCGGAATGATCAAGGCCCGCGAGGATTTGGCCCTGCTGGCTGAATGCAAGATGCGCAACCACTGGCCGAGCTACAGCGACGACATCCAAAAGCTCACTCTGCCGCCTTGGATGCTGCCAGGTGCCGGCACTGGTGAGCCTGTGACGATGCCCGACAACATTGAGGGGTTTTGATGACTAAACCCAAGCCGCTACCGCCAATAGATGAATTGAGAAAAAGACTTGCCTACAGGTCAGATGGCGTATTGATTTGGAAGCGGCCCGCAGCCAGCCGAGCAAAGCCAGGCAATAAGGCGGGTAATCTTAACAGTAAGGGTTATTTGCAACTAAAATTTAATGGTCGGTCGCTTTCATGCCATAGAATTGTCTGGGCAATTCTAAAGCGAGAAGACCCACAAAAATTTCCTTTGGATCACATAAACGGAGACAGGCTAGACAATAGAATTGAAAACCTGCGAAAAGTAACTAACCGCCAAAACCAATGGAACCAAAAAGGCGCTAAAGGATATTGTTTCGACAAGCATAAAAAAAAGTGGAAAGCTGCAATAGCCCTGAATGGCAAGACAAAAAATTTAGGACATTTCGACACCAAAGAACTAGCCCGCGAGGCATACTTACGGGCCAAAGAAAAATTACATGGCGAATTTATGCCAACTGATATGAAACATGAACTAGGCCAAATCGACGGCCCCACCTCGCAACTCAAGATTTTCGATGACTGACTCAGCACTAACAACAACCCGCCCCGGCTCGATCTATGCGGGCATGGAAGCATTCGACAATGCGCAACGCATCGCCAAGTCACTGGCTAGCAGCACGCTTGTGCCGCCACAGTTTCAAGGGCAGCAGGGATATGCGAACTGCCTTGTGGCGCTTGAGATTGCAGGTCGGATGAACCTGAGCCCACTGCAGGTGATGCAAAACCTGCACATCATCCACGGGCGGCCGTCATGGTCCAGCCAATTCATCATTGGCCTGATCAACGGTTGCGGTCGGTTTGAGCCGTTGCAGTATCGCGTGACGGGCAAGGGCGACGATCTGGCGTGTCAGTGCGTTGCAAAGGAAATTAGCACTGGCGCAGAGCTGGAAGGCCCAACGGTGACGATGGCGATGGCCAAGGCTGAGGGCTGGGCCACTAAGTCGGGCAGCAAGTGGCGCACCATGCCGGATCTGATGATTCGTTACCGGGCCGCGGCTATGTGGGGCCGGCTGTATATCCCAGACATGCTGATTGGCATCAGCTACAGCCAAGAGGAAGTGATGGACATTGAGCCAATCACGGTGGAAGATGCACCACAGCCGGAGCCAGCGCCAGAGCCAGCTAATGAACTCTTCTGATTTCTTGACTGACCTGCAGCTTGCCGAACGTTGGCAGCTGCACCGGCAAACGCTCATTCGTTGGCGTCGAGCTGGTTGCGGCCCTGACTTTATGCGGGTTCAGGGCCGCGTGCTCTATCCATTGGCCGCGGTGGAGCAATACGAAAAGGCCAACACCACAACCCTTGGGGGCAAATGAATTTCAAGTTCAATGGCAATGTTTTCAAAAACACCGCAGAGGATCATCAGCGGATCTACGGCGAAAATTATGATCCTGGTAAAAATTACCCAGGGTTCACAGGCACCATTGAGATCCCGAAAAGTCAGCTGCAAGAATTTGTCGCTTATTTGCACTACGCCTGCCAGACCCAACTGAAGCGCAGTGACTATTTGAACGATGACGTTGTGCCAGTCAAGATGAGCGGATGGGCCAAGACTTCTGAAACGACTGGCAAAACTTATTTAGGGCTCAGTTTTGAGCCTGATTACAAAACCAAAATGGCCGCAGAGCAAGCCCAGCAAGCTGAGGCCGCTAAGGCTGCTCCCGCTCCTGTGGATCAGGCGGCTGAATCGCTCGCCAAGGCGACTGGCGGTGACGTGCTGTTTTAAGGCAGTTGCGATTCGAGCCGTGCAATCTCATGCACGGCTTTATTTAGCAAATGCTGCAGGGTGTAATTTTGCCGAAGCAAGATGGCCGCAAGTGTTCCGGCCTCAGGATGCGTTCCGATTCGCCGGCATTCTTGCTCGATCTCAAATTTTTGCTCAATCGGCACGTCAAAATCCATCCAATCACCTAGACCCATGACGATGCTGCGTTTCCCTATTTTGTCGCGATGAAATGCCCCAATTGCAACAGCAGCAAGTTGCGCGCACTTGATACCAACAACAGACCGGAAGACTATGCAGTAAGGCGACGCGGCTGCGCGGAATGCCAACACACTTGGTTCACTGTTGAGATCATTGCGCCGGTTTGGGCTTGCAGTTGGGATAATCCTGCAAAGCAAGGCAGCAAACCATGCCTGAAGGTTCCGGTGGTCAAGCTATGGGAAGAACCGACCTAATTGCGGCGTTTTTGCTTTCTGCGTCGTTGGGTTTAACTGTTGGCTTCCAGTTAATGCCGTTGCCGCAACGCACAAATGTTTGGCAGGGGGAACCGGCTCACGCGCCTGCATCCCCTTGGTAACCCGGCACCCTGCCGTTAGCCGGAACGATCGACACATCCAAAAGGTGTATCAAGAGCAAGCTAGCAATCACGGCCGGCAGACGTTGTTACTGATTACAACAGCCCACTAGCAGCACCGCAGAAGGTGCATCATGATGCCGCTGTTCGCCACTCACACCCATGCGACACAAACTTGCAAACGCCGCTCTGTTCCTGATTCCTGTTGTTGTTTTTGCAGCGGTAATTTATGACCATGGCGTTCAAGCTCATCACGGGCCCAGCGCAGTTGTTTGCAAATGAATCGTTACTATTTTCAGATCAAAGATGCAAACGTCATAGAGTGCATCAAAGCAAAAACATTTGACGAAGCAAAGGCCATAGCGTTTGAAGACTGGGCACCAGTTTGGAATCGCGTAGAATGGCTCACACCACAGGCTCACACTGCAATCACATTGCCTAATGTCTAATTTTGAAGCCGTGCCATTTCAATGGCAAGATGATTCGCCCGCTAGTCAATTTGGGGATGGCGTCTCGCACGCGGTTCCTGGCAAGCGCACAAAAAAATACAAGCTTAAAGTTCACATGGCAGCAAGCCAACCAATGACCGTAATTCTTGACGCTGAAAGCAAAACAGCGGCAGTCAAATATGCACAAAACCGCTGGCCAACTGCAACAATCAAGTATCAAGATGTCATCCAGAGAACGGCTGCATAGCCTGATAAATGATGTTGCTGGCACGCAAATTGAGCGCCAGCGCATCAATGGTCTAATTCGCGCCAGACTGCAGGAGCTACAAGGCGCACCACTCGCGCGTGAGCGCTCCCTTGAATTGCAACTTTTACTCAATCGAATCAATGAAACCAATTGAAGCCGTCCAACTTGATCAGCGTCGTGCTGATGTCATAGAAGCGCTTTACATTCGCAGCGGTCGCACCAATGGGTTGTATCGCGGACTTTGGCAAGAATATTGCCTAGAGCTTGGCAGCAAGTTGCGTGATCACGGTTTCATGCAAGGGCTTGGTCATGACTGATCAAGTCAACAACCCTGAGCACTACAGCGGCAAAGTCGAGTGCATCGACGCAATTGAATCAGCATTAACCCCGGAAGAATTCCGGGGTTTTTGCAAAGGCAACATCATTAAGTACATTTTCCGCGAACGGTTGAAAGGCGGCGATGAGTCGCTAGAGAAAGGCCAGTGGTACTTAAACCGCTTGTTGGAAGGTGTGAAACCATGAAACTGCCATTTTTGACCAAGCTGGAAAATTGGGCATTACGGTTGTTGGTCAAAAGTCCTCGTGTCGGTTTGGTTGTCGTAAAACAGATGGATGGTCCATTGGTATTTATCGCCAGCGACCCAATGGATGATCACCCACTAGATGAGCATGGTGAACAGGTTGAGCAGCTTGAACGCATCTGGCGGCAATCATGATCTCTTTGTATGGCGGGCGGTTAAAGCTTGAAATGCACAGCGATGCCCATCAATGGGTCGCGCATGTAATCGTTGGCCCTAAACAGGAGCACAAAACCTCAAAACTCTTGGAGACAAAACACCTTTACACAGCGCAGCAGCGTGCAATTGGGTTTTACCGCCAGTTCAAAGCAGAACATTTGCCCGATCGCTTGACGTGCTGGACATGCAAGCAATGGTCACCAAAAACCAACCGATGCCAAGTGGGCGTGCCTGAATGCCGCCAAAC